CTGAATCGCACTGGGTTTCGCGTCGGCTCGTCAGCTTTGAAAGATGACGATTGCTATGAATGTAGATATGGAATCCAAGCCGACTCGTCGGCGCTACACAGCGGAGCAGAAGGAGTCGGCGGTGCGGCTGGTTTTCGCGCTGCGTGAGGAACTCGGCACCGAAGCGGGCACAGCCCAGCGGGTGGCTGAGCAACTCGGCTATGGCGTGGAATCGGTGAGGCTGTGGGTCAAGCAGGCCGACATTGACCGTGGCATGCGGCCCGGGACCAGCTCCGCGGAGGCTGAGGAGAACAAGCGGCTACGCCAAGAACTCAAAGAGTTGAAACGCGCGAATGAGATTTTGAAACGTGCTGCGCTTTTCTTCGGGGCGGAGTTGGACCGCCAACAGAAGTGATGGTCGATTTCATCGACCAGAACCGACAGGAGTTCGGAGTCGAACCGATCTGCGAAGTTTTGCAGTTCGCTCCGTCCACCTACCGCAGTGCCAAGACCCGGCCGCTGTCGAAGCGGGCGATCAGCGACGCGGTGTGGATCCCGATCCTGGTCGCGCTGTGGAAGGCGAACTACAGCGTCTATGGCGCACGCAAAATGTGGGTTGCGGCGCGCAAGGCTGGCCATGAGATCGGGCGTGATCAGATCGCCCGGCTCATGAAACAGGCCGGGATCTCGGGCGTGTCGAAGCTGAAACGGGTGCGGACCACCCGACGCGACGACACTGCAGACCGGCCACCAGATTTGGTTGATCGCGACTTCACCGCTGAGCGGCCGAACGCGTTGTGGGTGACTGATCTCACGTATGTGCCGACGTGGTCAGGCATGGTCTATGTGTGCTTTATCATCGACGCGTTCTCACGAAAGATCGTTGGTTGGCGAGCTGCTGATCACATGCGTACCGACATGGTGCTCGACGCACTGGAGATGGCACGCTTCAACCGCGGCACGATCCTTGAAGGACTGATCGCTCATTCTGATGCCGGGTCTCAGTACACCAGCATCCGCTACGGCGAACGTCTCGACGAGATCGGCGCCCGACCCTCAATCGGCAGCGTCGGCGATTCCTATGACAACGCCCTGGCCGAGGCAACCAACAGCCTCTACAAAGCCGAGCTGATCCGAGGACCCGAGCACCAAGGCCGATGGCGCAACGCCGAAGACGTCGAACTCGCCACCCTTGGCTGGGTGCACTGGTTCAACACCGACCGGATCCACAGCTACCTCGACGACGCGTCACCTGACGAGTTCGAAGCAGCCTTCTATGCTGCAAACAAGACCGACCAACACCAGGTTGGAATCCACTAACCAGAGCCACGCAAACCCCAGGGCGCTTCAGACCCCGGGCATAGATAGGGCGCAACTGTTTAGCTAGCGCTTGCGCTTCTGGTATAAATGACTCGTCACCGTCTCGCATGGCCTTGGTTACACGATAATAAAACTCTTGCTCACTCATTGGTTTTGGTAGTGAATCACCCTGCCCCGCTCTCAGTCGGTCGTCTCTTGGCGTCATTGCCAGCAAGTCTTCCGGTGTGCTTCCTGCCGCTTGCGCTTCTGCTATGCGCTTTTTATATGCCGCGTACATTGTTTTTGAATCGCGATTTACACTGTGAATTAAACCGTTGTAACGCTTTATATTCGTTTCAACGGCTTGCTTTGTTGCCACTCCTGCTTCGTTCTTGGCAAATATCAGATTGTTTTCAGCAAGGGCTTGCGCTGCTTTGCGGGCTGCTAGTGATTTACTTTCCATCATTGCAACTTGTGGAGAAAAGAAGCCCATTGTTTTTACAGCCTTTGCATGTAATAGCGTTTCATCCGCCATTGTGGTTTGCTCAACTGCCGCAGCACCCACGGACTTATGCGGCGCTGCTGCTGCTGCATACTCTCCGCTATCGGTCATATAGCTTTTTAGCTTCTGCTTTGCTATGCCAGCCTCGCCCTTGTTAATAAAGGCTTGTGCCGCCGTTCCTAGCGTTCCAGACAGTGTGGCGTCTGCAAGTATGTTTATTGCTGACTCTTCCGCCGTACGCGTTATCTGTGATTGATGTAAAGCCCATTCGGTCGCACCAGAACCAACAACACCACCAGCCGCCGCACGCATACCGCTAGCTATCAATGAACCACCCTTGGCCACCGTACCAAATGGAATTAGCATTGTTGCCAATGTCATTGGGTCTGTTAGCCCTGCCGCCATACTAGCCGCCCAACCTCCAGCGCCTTGCGACTCAATAAAGCGCCTGTCTTCGCTTTCTAGATCAATCTGGCTTTTAATGTGCGCCGTTTGCTCTGGGCTGCGCGACTCAACAAACAACATTGGATCATAGCCCTCTGTTTCTATCTTCTCTGAATATGGGCTGTAGCCCTCCAGCGCATCAAAGGTTTGTGTTGTTTTGTTGTATGCGTAACTTGCCAAGCTGTTATCCAGACGAAAAGCAGCTTTCATGGTTTCCCATGCGCCGCCGTTTGGGTCAACTCTTCCCGCTGTATAATCACCTAGCAATCGTGATTGCTTTTCGGTTTCTGTCTCCATGCTTCTTTCTGGAGAAAACACCGGATTTTCATTTAATGGAATAAATGGCATTACCACCCCTTAATAGCTTTAGTGCTAAATTTTTGTTCTGCTGCTGGGAAGAATCCATAAGCGCGCGGAATACTTGCGCCCTCTCTTGATTTAACGCTGTTCATTTCCCATTCTCGCTTCGCTGCGTCCAGTCGTTTTTCCGCCCTGTCGCCAATACCCATTCTTTCACTGTAGCGACTAAAGTCTGGATACCATGTAAGGCTAACCCCGCTTTCGTCTGCAACGTCAACAAGGTTAGTTACTGCGCCATCTTCGTTTCGCTCAACTTGTAAAATCTTCCAAGTCGGCTTGCTGCGCCCTGTCTCTGTATGTGGTATCAGTTTTATTTCTGCATCTTCTTCTAATCCAAGTTGCGTTCGCAGCTCTGGCAAGTCGTGCTCTTTCCACTGATCACCAATCCAAGAGTTATCACCATCACTTCCATAGATTGACTCTGGGCTAAATCTCATTGGCTGCCAGTCGCCATTGATATCAGTAACCGCCCACTTTCTCTGGATTCTTTCGTTGGTCATGCTTTTAGCGGCTTCAATGTCTCCGCCTGTCTTTCTATAGAAAGCATCAAACAACGTGTAGTAATCCGCCTCGTATTCCAAGCCAGACGCTCCCAGCTCGTTTAAATCGTCTGGAGCAAACCAACCGCCCGCCCTTTCGTTAAAGGCGTCCTGCGCTGCGTCTGTGCGCGTTTCTTTATACTCAGTGTTTGCCATGCGAGTGTTTAGGACTTGCTTTTGCTGCGCGTCCTGCGCGTACACGTTTTTAAATGCGACCTGCTGCGCCTCTTCTGCCGTTGCTCCAGACTTCTGTAAGCGGGTTACATTCTCATAAAATGCCGCTGTGTCTGGGTTCATGCTGTTTGCTAGCGTGCGCGGTGATAATGTTTTTAACTGCTCGTAAAGCATCACGCCGCCAGACATACTTCCAGTGTTGTTAGACAAGGCGGCACGATCAAGATTCTCAATCATTTGCGTTGGTATGAGCTTTGTTTGCCCGACTATCTGCGCGCCCGCTGCTATGTGTTTCGGGTTCTGCAAATCAAAATCACTCATGAACTCACCGTAAAAAGTGTCCATATCCTTTTGATTTTGCTTGTTTTTCGGCAATGCGTAACCAGTGTCCATTGATGTTTTAACGCGGTCTATTGAATCTTGCTTAACCTGCGCCGCTGCTATTTCTGTTTTCTTGTTCTTTAGCTGTTGCTTGTATGCGTATTCGCCTCGATTTATCGCCTCCTTTCCTTTTGCTTCAATTGCATCAATCTGGTCTGGGCTAAATTGCCCCGTCTCCGCTGCGCTTTCTCGCCAAGCATCAATCGCTGTGCGCGCCCCTGCAAAGTCCTTGGTTTGCTCGGCTGCGTCAGTGTATGACATAACCATTTGTTCGTTACCCTCAAGCAACAAAGCATTAAATACCTTGGCCTTATCCGACTCTGCATAAATGCCGCGCTCCACCCCCTCTTCGAAAACCGATCCCCAGTCTTCATACAATGATTCAAGGCGGTCAAAGTTACCCGCTCGAATATCGTTTAAAGCAATGTTGGTTGTTGTGGACATCGTTTCATTGAATGCCGCCGTCTCTTCTTGCTTGGCTAGGTTGTAACCATTCTTGATAACTTGCGGCGCAAAGCGTGCGTAACCCTCATCTATAGTGCGAGTTAAGATCAAGTTTCCGTCATTGCTTAGTTGCAACTCTTCCGTCATTGACTCTGTTAGCGCTGACACTTCCGCCCTAAACGCTGTGGGGTCATCTTGGTTCTGCGCGGCTATCTCTGCCATTCGATTGTTTGTATACGTTCGAACATTTGCATAGACCTTTGCTTGCGCTGCCTTGTTGTATGCTGTGGTGTAAAGGTCGTCACCATCTCGCATGTCAGCTTGGAACTGCCCCAAGCTCACCGACAATTCACCCTCAACCGCCGCCTTTTCTAAGACGTTTTTATTTTCCTTTGCGATCAGTGCGTTTTGATAATCAATGGCCTGTCCAGAAATGCGTGATAAGCCAGTCATTAAATTTTGAGTGGCTTGATGTGTCACGCTCATTGCTTGACGCTCTGCTTGCTGCTGATAGCTCAAAGCTTGTGCGCCCATATCGGACGCCGTTGTGTCAACCTGTGTTGTTGCTCGCTTTTCGAAACGTTCAAACATTTTTAAACACTCCCCATTCCATAACCAGCACCTTGTGATATTCCGCCAATTACAGAACTTGTTATTTGGTCGCCCGCAGCCTTAACGCCAGCGCGTCTTCCTGATTCAATTGCTTGTGATTGTTGCGCACCACCAGCCACCGTTCCAGCAATAGACGCCGCAACGTTGCCTTGTATGATGTCGATATCTTGCCGCGCATCTTCAATATTACTTTCTATGATATTGCTCGGCGTCCCCTCAATGGTTAAGCCAGAACCAATGGACGCTACAATGTTCTGTCCAATCACCGCGCGCAAGTTTCTAAGCCTGTCTATCTCCTGCTCCTTGCCTTGTGATTTGATTTGGTTCGTACGCTGCGACATTTGAAACTCTAGGCTTTTTTGGCTCTCTTCCGCCTGTTGATTCAATAGCGCTTGCTGACTTCTACTTTGCGACACACTGACCGCTGTTGATGCAACGGTCATCATTATCATGATTGGTAATGCTGCCTGTCCCATGCTCTACCCCTTAGCTCTTACTTTCATTTCCAAACCTAGAACCGTAACTGGTACAGGTCGATTTGATTTAATCTTAACACTACCTTTATTAATCCATCCAGTTAAACGCAACTCTTTAACACCTGTATATGGTTGCGGTGGTTCGCCAAGTTTAAATCCAACATGGCGATCAGCTATTGCAAAGTCTCGCCCCGCATATTCAAGCGTTACATCACGACTGTTTAGTACAGTTACTTTTGCCTGATTAATTCGTTTGCGAGTGTTAACAATTGAGCCACTTTGAAAGTCAACGTTAACTGGCATCGGCTCAAGCTCAAAGTCAAATGGAATACCTAGCACTACATAACTCGCCTTAAATGGCAGTGTTACCCGACCGTCACCACTAACCAGCAAGTCAAGATCATAACCATCAGCAATGGCCACCATGTGTTCCCCTGCTAAGTGCTCAAACCCTGCGATGCTATCGAATGGAACGCTTGAAAAGTAGATTTGAGCGTAATCACAATAACTTGCCTCTTCCGTCATTTGCTCAAGGGTTATGATTTCCTTTCCAGCAATGCCGCGCCTAACTAGTGCAAAGTTACTCGACTTAACGCCCACAATGTCGATCACCTCGCCATTGGTCACAAACTCAGTCCAGTTCTTTAGCTCCTGCTCTTTCAAGCTGGAAAAGCTGGCCATTGTTCCATCATAGTTTAAGCACGTTAAATACTCAGCGTTGAACTGAGCGCTAGATAGCGTCTTGGACATCTGGCGAACTTGTTTGAGTAAGTGTGCGGAATAGATGGAACTCTGACTGGAAATGTAACTGTCACGCGTGAACTCATAGCTAGTGCTGTTAAGCTCCGCTCCAGACTGTTGCACATAACAAATTTCATCATCCAATGATTCTGGCCTAATAAGCTTTGAGCCTTTTATGTTGATGTTTTGCGCTCGAACCGTATCTGGAGTAATTACGTCCTCACCAGCCCCACCCAGTATGTAAGCCGTTCTATCTGTGAATATCGTTAGTCGTCTAGAATCAATAATCCCAGTGATGCGTGATGCCTTTTCAGTTGCCAACGTTACCTCTATTGGACTGGTTGCCACCGGACTGTCTGGTAATAGAAAGTCGTAATACTGGTAAATCTTTGACATCCAAACAGTTTCTGGCTGGTAGCTTGAGCCAGCCAAAACAAAGCGCCCGCCAAACTCACCCGCAACACTTGGGTAGCCTCTATTGACATCCCAACTTGGCTGCTCCTTTACGCTTGATAGTGCCGCTGCTGGGTTTACTGGTTTGCATTTGATTCTTGACTTGTGACTTTGCTTTGATACGCAAAACAGTGGCTTGTCATCCGTTCTGGTTAGTTTTATTCCAGCGAACTGGCGTAGATTAACCGTTATCAGCGTTCCGTCAGATTCTTTAATTATCTGCCTTGGCGTTACTTCGTAGATCGCCGCAGCCGTTGAGCCTGTAGCCGTACCGATTGCCGCCGCCATTACATCTGCATTGTCACCCGCATTTACAACACTTCCGTCTAGCGGCTCTTGAGTTACGCTGTATGTGATGTCATGCGTTGCTAGTGATGAGCCGCTATGAATGCCAAGACTAAACCGATCACCTTGATTCATGTTTTCAAACTCAATATCAACAATTCTCCAGCGAGTTGTTCCGGTTGCCCACTCGTCCAGATACTCTGCCTTTGGCGTTGTTAGGTTTGGAACCTTGCGCACTTCAAACAGGCCATCATGATCACGTATCACAACAAAAGGCGCTGTGAACTCAGACAAGATCACAAGGTCGTTAACTATCTGCTTGTATTGCAGGTCTTCAATGGCATCACCAAATATTCGCCCGCTAATATCAACCTCATTTGCTGCTGTTGACTTTGCGCCACCATCAGCAACAACGCGCACTTGAACCACTGCGCCTTTATCTGTCAATACTGATAGATTGCCATTTGACGAAATGATAACAAGATAAGTGCCACCACCATGCAAGTAAGGCATGACACGCACAAGGCCACCGCTATTTTGGAAGTGAGGCGCAATTGTTGAGTAATCAATATTCGCTAGATACTTGAATCCGTGCCGTTTCGTCACTCCGCCTTGAGGAAGTACAACGCCATTCTTGATGGTCTTTGCACCTCTGTAATATTGCTCTATGTCTGTTCGCGCCATCATTTCTGGAGACAGCACGCCCATATTAAAACTTGATTGAATTGGTTTGGTAACTGGCATGATTAATAATCCCCGTGAAAGCCGCCGCCGTGAGTATCCACCAGCAATGAGCCTGTTTGATAGGTTAGATTGCCACTTTGCACCGCGTCATTGGTTCCGGCTTGTTTCATTAGGTTTGCACCCTCAAGGTTAAAACGCTCTCGCTGACTACTGTCATCAGTGACAGTTACAGCCATCGATGCTGCAAGTAGATGGATGAATGCCAATTTAAAATCCTCCGGCAATAAAGCCTCATCTGGATAGACAAGGCATACAGCAAATGCGTTGGGTATGTCAGTGTAAATCTTGCGACGGGACGCTAACACGTATTGGCTTGATGTGTTTTGCAAGCTGATTAGCTTTGCGATCTCCATATCTAAGCGGTATGTGAAGTTGTAACCCCAGTCGGTTGGCTCTTCTTGTACTTGACTTAGGCGTAGGGTTCGCTTTGCAAACGTCCAGTTTCGATGCTTGAGACACGCACCATAAACAAGATCGTAAAACGTTCTAACTGCCAATCCCTCTGTTGTAACTTCATCAAAGCTGTTTATCTGGTTAGCACCAAGTAAGACACATGCTTTAGACGCTAAATCAATTCTGTCTGATACTGCCATGTTGTTTTCCTTAAATAAAAAAAGGAGAGCGCTAGGCTCTCCTTATTGCTTCATTGAGCCAAGTTTTAATTTGACTCTAAGGCGTTTCAAGACACAAAACGGTCACGTAACCTGTCGGGTCGATTACAACCGAGCCAGCATACAAATGCGACTGAATGAGGAAAGAGGCTTTTTGAGCTACCCAGTCCGCCATAGTCGTTTTGTCGATGCTTGCAGCGTAACCAACCGCGCGGCGGTGATATGCAAAGTATTTACGCGAGTTCGTCACCGTGTGAGTCGGTAGACCTGTTGTAATGTCTTTCGTTGCTGACGGGTTCGCAGGGTCGATCACTTTCACGGTTTCGTCATTAATCATGATGAACTTGAAACCAAGATAAGTATCAATGTCGCCATCAACCAGCGCTTTAACGTTGTTCTTGTCGAGTGTTGTTACTTCTTCCGCATCCAATAGGTGATTAAGGCCATCTGGAGTGTAAACAAAGTAACGGTCTTTACGCGGTACGCCTTGGCGGTTTAGTAAGTTACTTGCGCGTTTAACTTTCTTGAGTGTTAGCGGTGCATTTGCTGATTCGCCGTAATCCAAAGCGACAACGTTTGGAGCTTTCACACCACCAGCCAAGTGAGCCGCATTCATTGCATCAATGATCATTTGATCTTCACAACGGCGCATTGCATAGCCAATAGCCATTGCAAGCTCTTGACGGTCATCAAAGTTAAGTGCCGCTTCGTCAAAAACGTCTGAGTAATCCGCCGCAATCTTACGCGCTAGATCGCACTTAACAGACTCCGCACCAACACCCATAACTGGAACGTCAGACGCAGAAGCGCCGCGATCTTGCGCTGCGCCTTTGCCGTAAATAGGGAAGTGAACGGACGTACCCGATACACCAGTTTTAGTTCGTACCGTTGAGGCTAGTTTGTCGCCCTCTTCTTGATATGCTTGATGCACTTCACTTTCGAAAAGTTCCACAAATGCTGGCGATACATCACGATTTAAATTTGCCATGCTGTTTTCTCTCTATCTAATTGATTCGAAATGGCGGGGTAAAGTACCGCCCCACCGTTATTTTACTGTTAGTTGCTTGACTTTTGCAACGTTTCAAAGCCTTGCAGGATTTCTTTTCTGTATTCTGGGTCAGTCTTATAGCGTGAATCTTTCATCATTTCGCGCAGTTCGCCCTTTGTTTTTGATGCTGGTGGAGCTGTAAAGCCCGTGATTGGCTTAGTCTCACCACCAAGCGCCAAGCTGTTAACTAGCATGATAGCAGCTCCTGCCGCATCTGGCGCCGTACTTGCTGCGTGCTGTAGCAATTTAAACTGATCTGCTGATAGTTGAGCCTTTGCTTTTGCGTTAATGGTTGCCAGCTCGTTTTGACCACCGACAAAATCAAGCGTTGCTTTCTGGCGTTGTACTAAATTCTGTTCGTCTTGAACGATTTTAGAGTCAACATAGAGTTGAACAACTTCATTAAAGGTTTCTTGGCTCATGTTCTTAGCCTTGGCTAGATTCATGAACGACTTAATATCACCTTTCTCGTGCTCATAGAATTGGAAGTCTTCCTGCCCCTCTCCCAGTGATAATTCATATTCACCGGATTCAGGCGCACCAGTAAAGCCGCCAAACTTCTCCAGCATTTCCGCGTGACCTTTCGCAAAGTCTTCCGCGTTATCATAACCATCAGGCAACCACTCTGGGCGCTCTCCGTCCACTGGTGGCGTGTTGTCGTTGTTGTCGTCACTTGGTGGCGTATTATCATCACCGCCCGCTGGTGGCGTGTTTGTGTCGTCACTTGCTGGTGGCGTGTCGTTAACCATTGAGTTTGGCGGTGTTGCATCACCACCACCGCCGCCGCCTTGTCCGTCTTCCGCTTCGTTCATCTTCACTGCTGCAAATAGTTTATTTAAAGTCCACATGGGCTTCCGCTCCTGTTATTTCTTTTTTGGGTCTAAAGGTACACCACCAGCATTATAAGCTGTTAATAGGTGTTGAACAAACGAACGCGCACCCTCTCGGTATGGCATCATGTTTGTGTTTTCTTCTGGAAACCAGATTGGTGATTTTAAATACCCGTCAAGGTATTCAAGCAACGCCGCGCCTTGTTCTTTGCTGCCACTAAAGGCAGCGTGAACCATTTCATTAAATTGACGTTCTTGAGCTTGCTTGGCCTCTATCACCTTATTGTCTGGGTCGCCGTACAAGTCTCGGTCTATATGTGCCGTTAGTGACTGGTTTTTATATTGGTCAATCATTGCTGTTGGCCTCCCGCCATTGCTTGTGCTTGTTGTTGCGCTAGCCCTTGCAGCTCTTTAAACGCTGCCTTGCGCTTATTGTCATCTAGCTTGAGTTGAGCTGGCACGCCCATCTTATCCGCTGTGAATACGTTAGCTTGTTCAATGTCGATTGTAGCCGCCATCATAGCCATACCCATTTCGCCTTTGCTCATCATGTACTGTTCGTACTGCATTAAGCCTTCAAGGTCTGCCATGTCTTGCACTCGGGCAAGTGGTGATGTTGCCTTGATTGCTACCGCTTCACCGTTAAAACTAAGCTCCTTTGGAACAATGTCGTACTTGCTAAGGATGTGATGCACACGAACGATCACAGACGTTACAAGCTCCTGACTTAAACGGCCAAACATAGCAGCTTGCTTTGATAGGGCTTGCTGGTTACGAATGTTCATTTCAGTTGCTGACTTGGTTGGGTCGGTCATATCGCCCAGCATTGGCAATGCAAACATGTTACGTACTTTGTTTTGGTAGCCCATTTTCATGTTCTCACCAACATTAAAGCGCGTCCCGCTTGTCTCCAGATAACGAAAAGCTGACGTTTGACCATCAAAGTTATAGTTAACTGGCAAGATACGCTTAGGCGCCAGACGCACATTAGACGGATCAAGAATAGACATATTAGTGTCCATGATTAGTGGCGGATTGATGGCCATGTCATTGTTGTAAATTAGCTGGGACTCTAGCTTATTAAGCGTTCGCATTGTCGGCAGTGCTGTTAATGCATTGCCGCGCCCCATTGTTTCACCAGCCGCAACATTTGCACGAAAGATACACCAAGGCGTCACCTTGTACACATCACGAAAATAGACTGGGTTATGTGCTTTCTTGATGTAAATCACATACTCCCACTCTTTCTTCTTGATATCCCACACAACACCCTCAATCACTGGCATTTGCTTTTTAGGGTCTTTGCGTGCGGCTTCTTCAATGTTCGCGTCTTCTTTGGCGTCTGGGAACATTGCTTTGATCTCCTCTGCGCTCAGTTCGTGCTCACGATACACACCAGACAAGCCGCCTTTGCCGTCACCCTCCAAGATAACCTGACTACTTGGTACAGATACAAATCGGATTGGGTCGTTTACATCATCATTGTCCAGCACCAACAATGCACCTGTACTAATACCAGCATCTTGCAAGCTTTCGTGTACTGCCTGATCAAAGTTGGACGCGTGAATGTACTTGAATATTACGCTAGTAATAATCTCAAGCTGTCGTGCTAGTTCGTCACGCTGCCCCTTGTCAGCGTTTCCCAGCTCCACTTCTGCTTCTATCTTTCCGCTTGGCTGTGCGTTAGCCCACTTCTGATTCGATGGCATTAGCCCCTGTTTAATAACGTCCGCCCATTCTTGCAGACTCTCAACGCCTGTTGAGTCAAATAAGCGAGTAAAGCGGCGGTTACCCTTTGTTTGCACTCGCTCGCTTTGTCGGTTTGGCAAAAAGAGGTCGTAAGCCTCTTCTAGTAATGAGTCCCACAAGCCTCGCTCTTGCTTGGCTTTCTTAAATCTCTTGATAAACATTTCTGCTTCAATTGGCATGATTTAGCCCCTTGTTATCTAAAACCCTGATTACCACTTGTTCGCCCGCCCTTATCCTGATCGCTACCAGTCCAACCGCCACCACCGCTTGAGTTGCTGTTAGTTGGTGGTTTTGGCTTCGGCTTACCTAGGTTCTCGATCTGCTTATCTAGATCGCTTAGCTGCTTGTCAACATCAGACATAATGCTGTCAAACTCATCGTAACCGCCCTCTACTGGCCTGTCATCTTCACCACCCTTCTCAAACACCGAACCACCGCCGCGCCTAGCTGCTCCCGCTGCGCGTCTGGCCACATTCATCTGGTTAACTTCCCACTCACTAGTCTCTGTTTTAAATTGCTCTTGAGCTAGTCGCTTGTCTTGTGCTGCTGCTTGCTTCTGCTGTAACAGCAAGCTTTTTTGATTCATTAGCTCGGTTTTCTTCTGCGTGTCGCTCTGACCGCCGCCGCCGCTACTACCCATGTGCTTTTCCTTTTAAATGCTTGAATAATTGATAAGGCGTAATAACGAAATACGCACTTATACCTAGAAAATCTTTAACGAACTCAACGCAGGAATGGGGCGCTAGTATCTGCCAAACCCTATTCCTCTCTACCTGTCTACAATCCAAGCTTACCACCTGAACCGTATAACCCAAACAACGAAAGTATGGTTCAAGATTGAACATTCCAACGAAAAGCCTATCAACAAAAATCAACGGCCTCACATCAAAGTAACCATAAAGCCTTTCAATTCTAAACCACATTTGCCCGTCCCAGTGGATGATAAAACAATGATGGAATCCGTCTTGTGCGTACTTGTACCACCAGCGATCACTATCTCCGTTCGAGTAGCAGACAAAGGTGTGGGGCTTCCCCTCCTCCACTTGGTCGATTATCGATAGCGATTGAATCGGTCTAATCTGTCGCGAATGGGTCATAGTCTTCATTGTAACCGCCGTTATCGTTAGCGAATGGATCATAAGCCTTGCTGTTGTCGCCCATTCTCTGATTATTCAACTTGTTAACTAAATCATTAACCTTTTGCTTGTCGTGTCGCTCGTCCACATGCTCGTCTGCGTAGAACTGCCCTAGCTGTCGCAGCGCATCAGCCGCGTTACTGGTTTCATCGTGTATTGGTGAGCCTTTCACGTTTGTTTCTTTGTGTATCTTGCGGCGGTATCGCTCCAAGTGACCAAAGCCCAGTGAGCAATATTCCTCATGAAACTCTAGACGCGGCATTATCTTTCGTGTCTGCCTGATACCCAGCTCAAGGTCTGTGATGCGCGGTAACACGATTACGTCATAACCCATCGCTATGGCCTCCTCGTGCCGCTTCTTGCCTGCTATCCATTCCCTGTTCTTGCCATCGTGCGGAAAATACATCTTTCCAAACTTGATATTGTGCAATTCAGAATAGACCTTTAACTGCCTATCAAAGAATTCAAAGCTTTCGTCCTCCGCCTCCAGATAGCCAACCATTCGCAGCCTGTCACCCGTTCGCGCTGGTTGCATCATCCAGACGCCTGTTGCGTTACCCGTACTTACACCGATATCCCAGAATGTAATCACTGGGATTTCCTTGTCTATGTCGAACGAATAAATGCGCCCCTCAGCTCTTACCTTGGTTGTTAAGTCGCCATAGACAGCACCTTGTATTGCTGCATCAAAATCTAAGTAATACTCCTGCCTAATGGTTGGCTCGTCCATGCCATCATCAATATCCTGCTGTATCACCTCCTCGCTGATAACAGGATCACCATTGGGCTTTCTGGTCTGCGTAACGTCCAATAATGAGACCATCCATCGACCTTTGTTCACTTCCTTTTGAGCATTAACCAGCGTCTTGTGCGCGTGATTCTTTCCGCGAGGTGTGAAACAAAACAGTTGCCAGCCATTGTTCTGGTTAATCATCGGCTTAAGGAAGTCGCGCGCCAATGGATTACACAGCGACCATTCCGAGTAAATAACACCTTTAGCGTTGCCACCAACCAGCGTGTCATAGTTATCCGAGCCGCATACGTAGATATTACTAAGCCCGTTCTTTGCGCGTAACTCTATTCTCATTTCTTGGTTGTAAGCATGTACAAGACGGTTTGGTGGAATGAAGTCTGTGAACTTACACGGGTTCCCGTGCTTATCTTCCACAATGCCATTCCAGATCACCCGCTTGGCTTGAACTTGCTTTGGTAGCATGTAGTAATAATCGCCAGCCTCACCAATCGCCGCCGCAACTATCATCTGAAAAAATGTAACGTCCTTACCGCAGCGCCTGTGCCAGCAAAGACAGTAACTTTTTATTTCGTTCTCACCTCGCAGCATTGCAAAGAAAGTAGCCAACGGCTTGCGCTGGTACTCGCGAGGCGTGTAGTTGTGAGGCAGACTAACGGGCGAAAGGTTTAATTTTCTTTGTGTGTTATATGCTTCTAACGCCTGTTGCATTTTCATACCACCTCTAAACGCTGTGTCTTACTTCATCACCACCGCTTTGTGTAACTTTCCATCGCATGAACTCTGCAAATTCATCTTCCATTTGCTTAAAGCGCTCCGCGATCTCTTTGTCAGCTTTGACGCTGTACGCCGCGCCGATTGCCTTAATCATTTCAGTTGCTTGCTCTGGGTCACAATCGCCCGTCATTGCTGAGCTTACCAATAGTTGCAACATGGTTTCCATGCCCGCATCCTTTGGTAGCTTCAAATTCATTCGCTGACTGACTGGTTTTAATTTCGGGAACACGCGATCAGAAACAATGCGCTGGGCTTGCAGCTTTTCCTTTTCTGTTACCTTTTCCGATTCCGTGCCGCCAGCCGCAGCTTGCTTGAGGTCTTTCCAGAACGCTTCGCGCTGGTTAATGCTCATCGTTGGTTCGCCGCGCTTTCTCGGCTTTGCTCTTGTTCCTGCCATGAATATTTCCTTTTGCCATAAAGCACCACCATTTTGCATGGGCGCTGTGTGAATATGGTTTGCTTTCGTGACAAAAAATAGCGCTTTTGCGACAAAACCACAATAAAAAGTTTTTCCTTACGCGTGCGCGCAACAAATCACAAGCCACAACCCACACAGCCCTATTGCACCGTTTCCACCTTTAGATATTATTTTAATCGCCTCTTATCGTTTCAAATCAATCGTATAGCTTCACTTTGGCTTTCTCCGCATGACGGCATTGTGTAGGCTTTTTAAAAGTTCAAGAATTTATGCCAGTGCTCCAACATAGCTTTGCGCCTGTTGAATATCTCGGTCTGGAAATAGGCGCTCACTTGGTCGCTTTTCGTGTGGTTCAATTGGCATTCGATAATGAAGAAGTCAAAGCCCATTTCAAGCCAAGAGGTTGCACAGCACTTACGGGTATCGTGCGCCGTCCAATCACAATTAGAGATCATCTTGATTAACTGGTGTCGTCTTGGTTCGCTTATTGGGTTATCACTTATGTGCGTTCTTATGGTTGATGGGAATATGTAGCGACCTCTATATTTTCTCTTTCCAATCAACTCCTTATGCCAGTCTTTTAAAAGTGTGTAAGCATGTGGAGTCAGTGGAATTTTTATTTGCTTTCTGGTCTTTGTGTTCTTGGCTGGGATAGTCCAAACCCCGTTCTTTAGGTCGATATGCTTCCATTCAGCCAGCGCGGTTTCACTAACTCGCGTTCCATGATAGAGCATCATCATCACCAATGTTCTTTCCGTTGTTACGCGGTAACTGTTTAATTCCGCCATTAAGTCTGGGATATCCACAATAGAAAGCTTCGACTGTCTAACATCTGGGCGCGCCAGTTTAAAATCCTTGTACATGACGTTTAACAATTTGCAGTCTCCCACCAACTCCAACCCGTAAGCTATCTTGATTGAATAGCGCAGCACTGAAAATGTCTTTTGAATGGTTGCAACTTTGTGCGTTTCCTGCATTGGCTTTATTAGCAAATCCAAAATGTCTTTCTTGGTTGCCTGTATTATTTCCAACCCACCGAGCAATGGGATTAGATGCTTATTTATTGCCGACCTTATACCGCGCTTTCTAACTTCCGTTATGTTTGAATCAAGCTCGATTCTTTCAAGATGCCAACAAAGAAGATCGCCAACCGTTAAAAAGTGCTCGATACTCACACGCTCTTTACTTGCTGTGTGCTCTGGCAATTTTCGCTTTGCTATGCTGGTGCTGACTAGTGGATAACTTGCAAACTTGGTTAATGGCTTCTCTCCTTTTTTATAATTCACCGCGTACCAAGTGCCGCCAGTTCTAGCTTTATTGAAGCGCAACACAAGCGGTAAGTTTTTATCTCTCAGTTGATAAACCTGTGAATCGTTTAGATATGCCTTGATCACTCTTTCGGAAATGGTCACTTTTTTAGTCTTCATACATCACCACAAAATCTGGAACTAAAAAAAGCCAGTCTATTAACTGGCTTAAATCTTGTTTATCTCACTAGCTTTGTTTGGCCAATATCTCAGCCTCTAGGTCTTTGCGCGGTACGCTCTCGCCGCCGTCCGTCTTGGTTTTTATTTCCATTGATTCGGCAATCTCTCGCACCTCTGCGATTTTCATACCCTTGAGCTGCGGAGGCGCGCCCGCAGCGCCCGCAGCGCCATCTTGATTTGTTAGCGTCAACTCAAGGCTAGAAACAATAGAGCGCATCAAATGGGACTCTGCCACATCTGGAACCTTTGGATTATCAGCCAGAACGTACTTAATTAGATCGCCCGATGCGTTGTGACCTAAGCCAAGCTTGTTAGCCTCTTCAATTGCTGCGTCTCGTACGCGCTGCGCCGCCTCTGAATACATGCTGCGCGCTCGTTCTTTTACTAATTGCTCAATCATTCTGTTCACCTTAATTACTTAAAAATTGGGTTTGTCCGTTAACATCATATTCTTTAAATTCAATATGACAATCTACACCATCAGCGCTTGGAATCCACTCTGGTGCTTTTACTTCCAGCGCTGGTTGCCCGTCAATCATAAGCAAAGCCGCGCCTTTCTTTCTGAAAATTGCAGTTCGCTTGGTTACTTCTTCCTCGCGCTCTTCCATATCTTCACCGAAAAAACGAACCATGCGCGCCGTGATAAGCTCGAACACTCGTTGGTCTGTCCTTTCCTGCATTTCTATCACTTGCGCGTCTGTAATCTCTACAGGTTGCGCGGCGTTCTTTTGCTGCTTTTCCATTCTCGCACGAATGCGATCATGGTCGCGCTTAATTCTTCTCGGCTGCTTCAAGGCTCTTTTCTCCAATCGTGATAAATTCCGACAACTTGCAACCAAACAAAGTAGCAACCTTTTTGCATTGCTCCAGTGACATTGGCTTTCCCTTTTTGATTCCGTAGACGTACGGCACTTTAACCTCTAGCTTTTTAGCTAGCCAGTGCTCATCTACATCTAAGCTTTTCATCAGGGCGCATACTGCCGCGCCTGTTATTTGTCCTGCTGAATACTCCACCAGCCTTTCCCCTCTTAAAATTCTGCTACTGCTTCAACGTTGTACAAATACCACTTATAGATAACCTCGTCACCCATAGTCGGCGTTTTAATTCCGCCAGTTACTTTGCCCTTTCTGATTCCCAGATTTATATCAGCGCATAACACCGAGTGACAGGTATTTTTTTCTACAAACTTATTATTGCCATTTCTAACCAGATAAACTTCACACTTGGTTTTCTCTGCACTTTTCAGCCAGTAAACCGCGCGGTACGTTGTTTTAACTTCTGCTATTGCCATTTTATGCTCTGCCAATTATTAACCTGTTTAGATAATATAACCCAACTGGTTAAACCTATCAACACAAATCAAAAAGGCGCACCCCGTAAGATGCGCCTTTGTTTTTATGCTTCCGTCTATTTTGTTACCTTTCTTGTATTTACTCCTTTTGCCTTGTCATGACTTCGCATTGCACCAACACCAAGCATGGCGGTAACTATTGAGAATAGCGCGCCCGTTTCCATTATTGGTGGCGGCTCCGCCTCGCTTGGAATCCAACCCATAGCCGCGCAAAGTTGCCACACCCACATTAAGGCTGGATACACAAGGAACTGATACGCCATCGCTGAACCACCAACCCAGCCAATAAAAGGACGCCAGCCAGCAACAAAAATAGAATCATGTTGCGCTTCTGCTGCATTCACTTTTAATTGACCTGTCATTTGAGCTACATAGGCATTTAACTCTGCCAAGCTCCCACCTTGCGCGAGCTTTGCCATTTCTAGCGCGTGCGCCGCCTTTGCTTCTGGGTCGTCAATAAACTTATCTAAAAGTGTACTGCCAAAGTTTAACGCCGCCGTTATCGGATCTACTGCCATGCTATCTACCCCATAGGTTTGTGTTGAATTTCTCAGCCCTAAGCTGTGCGACTGATAACCCGCGTGATTGCGCTTCCTGCTGCTCTTGCCTTACAAAGCGCTTACGGCGTGCTTTGTGCGCTCTGTCTTTATGTCTTCGCTCTTTCTTGTCCATTTCGCTTCCTTACTATTTTGCTATAACTGTTCGCACCCCATCATCGCCACACTCAGAAACAACGCCTAGCGCCTCAAGCGCTTGCATTATTCTTCCTGCGCGGGTGTATCCAATTTTTAAATGACGCTGTAAGCCAGACACACTGGCGCGGCCTGTGTTCGCTACGTGAGCCATTGCCTCTTTGCATAGAAAGTCGTCTGAACCGTCCCCACCTTCTATTATCTCTAACTGCGCGCCCGCTTCTGGCGGATTCAGCAAGGCGTGCTGGTTTTCGATCAGCTTGTTTTTCTGGAGGCGCATAAATTCACGGTTAAAACCTTTCTCCATATCAGCCAGCTTTTCTTGCATTTCCAGCAATGATTGCACGCCGTCTAAGTCCAGCAATATGTCACCAAACAGTGAGCAATTAGGATCAAGCTCGTTTGTAGTGTCCACCAGCTCGATGATTGATTTATTAGCTTTTTCATAGGCCGCTTTGATTTTCTTGTACTTTGCAATATCCATTATTTTTCACTCTCTTCAATATCATAAGTAGCTAAAAAAATATCCGGCTTACATGGGTAAAACTCACCTTGTACGCCCTTGATAACGTAATCGCCAACACTAACAAGCATATTGCCCTCAAGCGTTGCTATGGATAAATCAGGACAATCCCCCGTCCCGCATTTTGAATAATCAAGAATACGACTTTCACAAGGTAAAAACTTGCTCATTGCCGCCTGACTTCTTCCGGTCTTGTCCCACAATACCGCCTCAATTGTTACTGGTTTTTTAGTTGCTTTAATTACCATTATCTTTTCCCGTCATGCTCTATTGAAAAATGATTGGCGTCATTAGGTATTCTTTTTGCTCCACCTATCGACTCCCAGTATTCGTGTAATTCGTCCCATGCTTTGTGGTTGCTGGTTTGAATGTAAACACCCTTTACAAACAGATTAAAGTCACAAGCCAGCTTTAATTTATGAACCGACCGCGCGGCACTGTAACCAATCTTGTTACCAAACTTGCCGTGAACTCTTGGATCTCGAAATGTATCACCGAACGTTAATTCATAGCCTTGCTCGCACGCAAACATGATTAGATCAGCAATCATGCGTACAAACATCTTTTGCTTTTGGCCTAATGTTGCCATGCCTTATTCCTTATGTGAGAAAGGGCGCAAGTGCGCCCAGTGGTTAAGATTCGGTTTTTGATGCCCCTTGTACGTAGCGAGTTAAAAGAATGTTCAACACTTCCGCGTCTGTTAGCGCTTCGTGTGCGTAAGTGATCGCAACTGTATTACTTCTCTTTGGCGACCTGTCCAGTGATAAATCAATGCGCTTGTAATGCTCTGGCATATTTACGGACGGCGGGACTCTGTTTACTTGTCTGATTTCGCCGTCATTTTTACCACCAATAAACACAATGGTAAATTCCTTGTGTTGCTCTAGCTTGCTTATTGCTATCTGTAACATTTAATCACCCCTGTAATTAGTGTTTGGGTTTTTGCCGTCATGGTGGTCTAGGTCTTCATCATCACCACCAGTTAACCGCAATAAATAGTTTTTCTTATTTAAGCTTTGAACCTCACCCAACAAAGCTTTGATAACTTCAAACTCTGTATAAGGTTTCATGTTTGCTTTTAGCACTCCCGCGCCGTTGCATTTGTAACAAGGCATTTTGGTTACAAGCTGCTTTACCAGTCTTGCCCCGTTGCACATTTCACACTTGATATCACCTTTACCCATCGCTCTTTCCCCGTCACCAGTGACTAATCGTAAAAGCCTTTATTCTTGCGCTCTTTCATCTTCTCGTCAACATGCGCCAGTGAAACGTTATGCCCCGTCTTTGTACATCGCAACATTGCACAACTTAAAACCGGATACTCCAGCATGGCGCGCGCCAGCTCTCGCAGTGTGTCGGCGTTCTCTTTGCTAGTCCAAACTGTGAGCTTTTCCCGACCTTGCAACCGTTCCTTTAATTCATAACGAAAGTTTCTAGTTGCTGGTAAATGAGGCACAATCGCGCTTATTAGCGTTTCTCTATCCTCTGCATACACTTCGTCAAGTACGAATGCTTTTATTAGCTGCGCATCATTGGCGTTCGTTATCTCCACCATTTCTTCGCACAGCTCAACATTGAAAAGCGACTGAGCGCGGGATATTTCGCACACCCATTTTTTAGTCTGTTTATTTATCATCATTAGTCACCAGTGCTGGTTGGCGCTTTTTTGGATTAGCCCCACATTTAGGGCAATCAATTGGAATCACCCCGAACACAGTAGATCGCACCATTTGCGAATTTCTGCACCAGTGACAAAAGCCATTTACAACGCGCCAGTATTTCTTCTGGAACTCTGTTAAATCTTCGTATCTCATCCGAACACCTTTTTAAATGCTTCCATTGCCTTTGTTGATTCTGGCGCGTTCTTAGTCTCCTGCTCTTGCGCGCCCCTTCTTGTACGGCGACCGCAAGACACAAACGACACTAACGATTTGTGAACGTTTAACATCTTGGCGATTTCTACATGGGATTTATCACCAACTGCCAGTGCGTCTTCTACCTCTTTGATTTGCTGGTCGGTGTAAACATCACGATTGTTGCGCGCTTTAAGGTAGGGGATTTTGTGGTTGTCGAGATAACGCCTAACTGTTGCTGGCTCTTTTCCCACCTTGTCGCCTATCTGGTACGCTGTCAGCTTGCCGTCAGCCTCCGTTACTACGTCCAATTGCCATTGCTTCCAAGCCATTGCCTAGTCCTCGCTAATCTTGCGCCCTGCGCGCTTTGAAATGTTTTTGGCCTTGATGCCAGCCGCGAATAGTTCCAACTCTCTATCTGTCATTGTTGGAATGTCATCATTTGACCATAAGCACAAGTCTTGCCTGTTCTTCTCTATTCGCTCCGCAACTCGGCGCTTTTGATTGATTAGCGCTTGCGTGTCACCAATCATCAAAGCAATGAAGATCAACGCGAACAGTGACACAAAGATAAAAAAGGCAGCGCGCATCATGCGCACGTTGTTATCAATGTCATCCATGCCAGATTTCATCATTCCGATTAACATCAAAGCGCCAGCGATACCGCCCGACAATTTGAAAATGTGCTCCCAATCCATTTGCTTAAATGCTTGTTTAATTTCTGATTTCATCGTTCTTTCCCCTTAGTACGGTACGCACAAATGCAAACCCATTTCACTTTCTAACGATTGGATAGAAAGCCATAACTCTGTTGTCAGCCCACCAGCTAGCGAACTGTCACCAAATAACGCAATGTCCAGCGACTGCCAAACACCATCCAAGCCGATCAATAAACATTCTTCAATTGCTTGCTTTTGAGTAAGGCAACCAGCTAAGACTTTGCCTTTTAATGCTAGCAATTCCATTTCCAATTCTGCTGCTGTTGCTAACCAAGTAATCTTGTCCATTGTTCCGCCCATAAAAAAGTGACTATATTTAACCTGTACGGATAATATAGCCACTTTCTTGTTTAACCACAACGGTTAATTGTATCTTTTTGTGATTTCAATCAAACATGGTGATTATGTTCTTTTAGAATCTTATGTCTAATCTCCAGCTCATCTTCTGCTGGCTTCATCTTTTCACCTATCTTCATAAGCACCGCATCACAAGCAATGTCGGCGTTCATAAAATCCTTTCGCTGTAGGTATTTCACTATCATTCGAGCCTGTGATAAGCCTTTGCAATAATTCTCAATCGCTGTGTGCTGCAATTTCTTTTCCATGAATTGCGCATAGTTGGTCGTGATTGTTTCATGGGCTTGTTTGTATTCTTCAATCTTGGCCACAAACCACATACCAGTGAATATTAGCGCCAGTACAAAGCCAGCTACCAATCCCAATAAAAGACTTGATTCTACTTCCGTCATCTTTCCATTTCCTTTAGTTCAGTTAATGTTATGCCTAATTCAGCCGCTAGCGCTACACGGTCGTTATGCTCTTCTATTCGACCTCTAGCTCTGCTTGCTCTTCTTTCTTGCTCTGTGGCTTCGCTGGCGCGTGTTCTGTCTTTCTTTGAAACTGTAAAGCCGTCCCAATCTTTTTTCATTTCTTCCCGTCCCCCATTTCATAAACCGGAATTAGCATTGGTTGCGGTGCGTTCATGATGCGTTCGATTTCTTTCTTGTCGCTCTCGCGCTTTATCTCGAACAAGCCAGCAACCAGTAAAGCCAGTGCCTTTTCTTTTGGCATCTGCTGACGCCAACCAGCATCCATTGCTTTTCTGTAAAGGATTTCATTTTGGTAAAGCTCAAACTCATGCGAGCTTAAATCGTAAAAATCACCAGCATCAACCATGTCACGATTCCAAAAGTGAAACCCTTTACAATCTGGATGAGAAACAAGGCTATCTGACTCTGGCTTACCAAGTTCGATCACATCAACAATTGAGCCTCTTGGTATTTCATGATTGCTATCTTTTTCTGTTGTAACGTACGCGCTGCGCAATAATACTTTTTTCATTTTTCATTCCTTAGCTCTAATGCTTTTTCAAACCCGTCTGGGGCTATGTTTAAATAAATATCTTCCCTGCATTCTCTACGCTGGATTAGTCCGTTATCCACCAGCTTTAAATAAGACTTGCGAAAGTTGGCGCGGTCTAGGTTTGCGCCCTCTTTCTTTTCTATTGCTAACCGCAAACTGACGGTATCAATTGACCTAATACCACTTACAAAGCTTGCAGCAAGCATCAGTAAGATTTGCTTTTGTACCCTGCTAACTCGCACCGTTAATCACCCCGTAGTATTTATGATTGGTGTAACAACAAAGCGCATAACCTTTTTGCCGTCAATTCTACCAACCAGAATGAATTGATTTGCATCTACCAGCACAACACCGCCCAGTGCTTCCGCAGCTTGTAGCATTGTTTCAGCTTCTACGATTGCGGGCTTGTGCGCTTCATCTTGTGATTGCACGCCCTCTTGGTTGTGCGTTGTTACCAGAAACTTTTCCATCATGCCAGCTCCGCAATTGCTTCTAGCATTTCGCGAGGGATTTCCAAGCGCCCTTGCTCCGCTTCTATTTCTTGGCACATGAACAAAAATTGCTGGATGTCAGAACCAAACGCCTCAACGTAGTTCTTAGGAAAGTGAGTAATGTTTTTAGGATCACTACTCGATACATCGTGATACTTAAATTCAACTGGCAACACAGCCCAGCGTCCAATCTCCTTTCCAGCGTGTCTTGCTTTGCGCCCAAACAAGTGGTGATGCTGCCATTTGCCCTTATTGCCGCGCGGGTATGAGCCGTTGCTCACAACAAACTGGGCTATCTGATCAAGCCATGCGCTTTCCTGCTCGACTGTTGGCGCACCGCTTTTGCGCTCTTTCGACTTTTTAAAGTCATCAGCTTGGCGTTTGTTGCGCTTTTGGTTGCAACACTCTTTTGAACAAAAGCTGCCAGTGTTGGTTCTTAGCTTTTGCGCTTGAGGAAAATACTCTTTGCAGCTTGAGCACTTGAATTTTGAGTTGGCCATATTAGAACCCCGCCTTAGTTGCGTTCATGAACAAAGCAAAGAAACAAAGCAATGCCACCATAAGAAAATGAAACCCTGTCTTTGTCATGCTGTAACCTATTTAGTTAATGATTTAAGGCCAATGTATAGCTTTATGTTTTAACCGTCAAGATTAATTTTGCGTGATAGGCAAAAAAAAGCCCAACCGAAAGGCTGGGCTCATCTCAAGATTGAGAGATAGAAAAGACAATAACAGAAGTCGTTATGTACCGACCTGTTGATTATCCATTATTGGCGGGCTTTTGCAAATATCGCTCTTGGTATTTCTTCACATAACCCCTTAACCAAGCGTTAGCAAACTTTCTCGCCCTGTTCTCTCTCATGTTTTCGTTTGGTTCGCTGTATAGAGTCTCTTTGTATTTGTCGCTATAAACATCAATGACCTGCTTACGCCAATGTACAGGCAGCTTGCTAACGCTGGTCTTTATAAACTCCCTATCTGCTTTGTGGTGATACCTTGGCAAGTTACCCATAACTGATCGCCTTTTAGATTAGCTTTTTAATATCAAACGTTGTTTCGATTAGTGGCTGTCTGTCGCTGTCACACTCCAGATAGCCGCCATCTTGCGCACTTTCGGTGATGCGCGGTGCAATTCTGTACCCCTCTTGCACTGTAATTTCGAATGCTGGCAGTGAGTGTTCAACGTTTTTATCCCCCGCCTTTACTGTGAATGTAACTTTACTATCTGGAATTTCACCACCTAAAGCCCCATCAATATCAACACCCCTAAAAAACAGTGACATTGTTGTGTCTGAATTAGTTTCATTTGAGACGCTAACGCTAGTTGATACCTTTACAATCCCATCAAAGCCAAACTTGTAAACACCCTCACCGCCCCTTGCTTGGCTTCCTGCTATTAAGTTTATTGACGAATCAATAGTAATTGGTGCATTACCTCTAAATTGCTTGCCTGTTGGCGCTGGCTGCTCTTTTGCGTTGTATGTATAGCGCAATGCTGCAAACCCTTGCGTATTTTGGATAAAGCGCGCGTATGACTCGCTCAAGTGCAAATGGCGCTCGCTTGCTAGTTCTGGCATTGTTTCCGCGTATGCTGTGAACGGCTCCGAACTCATGGCCATGCTTGCAACTTTTAGCGTCAATGGGTTTTGAGCTTCGACTGGGTAGATCACCGCAACAATGTTATTTGCATCATCAGGAATGACCCCGCTCACGCTAGCCTTATGAGCGCCGCTAACAATATCCTCACTAATGAACGTAGTTGCTATCTTGGTAAAGTTTGCATTTACGTTTATAGCCTGATTGCTTCTGTTTCCATAGAGCTGTGTTGGTTTGTCCACCTCTCCAGTCCATGCGTACAAGTCAAAATTCCAACCGCTGTTTTTGTCCACCAGCTCGATATCAAACGTTACATTATGACCGCGCAACAATTTTGTATTGTAATTGTCCGCCGCCATATCCAGCATAAAGTCTGCGATATCTGAGCCGCTGCTAGTAGCTGTGAAGTTACCGCCAACGATACCAACGCTTACTGGTGCCAGCGTGTTAAATCCCAACAAATCCAAATCTTCAAAGCTATCGCCAGCACTTCCGCTAATCATTGCTGTGTCTGTTTTCAGTTCATCCGCCGCGCTTATGATATCCGCACCAAAGTGCTCAATCTCTGGAGTAAAAACAACGCCCGCTTTTTGTTCAAATGCATTTCGAGCAACTGACGATTGCCACCCGTTTGCTAATTGCTGGAAACACAAGAATGATTTTGTATGGTCGATCACAAGCTCTGAGGCTTTGAAGTTGTGCGATACATGCAAGCGAATGTACTCAACACCTTTTGCCTGAACAATACCAGCCAGAAACATTGGCTTTAGCTTTTGCCCCAGCGTCACTTCACGCTCATAAACAATTACCTTTCCGTTGGGATTGGTTAAAAACTTCTCGCTTTCCCCCATGCGCTTTACTTTCACAGAAAACATAATGCGCCCGCTTTCAGGTGCGTTACCGATAAACCCTATTGTTGATAGAATTTCCGTAGGTGTCCCGCCAGTAACATTGGGATCATCCATTGTTGGGTCTTGTATTCCGTAGCTATCTTTATTTACCTCAATCCCCTCGCCCGCTTGCGTCATTGGCTTATCAAAAAATACAACGCCATCAGGATTAAGCGCGGTTATTGCAATGTTTTTCTTTAGCCCTGCCAAGTACGCGCTAGGCTTGCCTGCAAAGAAGAAAGCGGGATCAATGCGAATTAGCGCCTTGGTTTTGTCATCTTTATCTGGCACTAACTCCAAGCCCTCTGCAATAGTCAACTGACCAACTCCAGCTATTGTGTCTTTTTGTGACTTTATGGTTATCGCGCCCTCGCCCGCTTGCGTCATTGGCTTATCAAAAAATACAACGCCATCAGGATTAAGCGCGGTTATTGCAATGTTTTTCTTTAGCCCTGCCAAGTACGCGCTAGGCTTGCCTGCAAAGAAGAAAGCGGGATCAATGCGAATTAGCGCCTTGGTTTTGTCATCTTTATCTGGCACTAACTCCAAGCCCTCTGCAATAGTCAACTGACCAACTCCAGCTATTGTGTCTTTTTGTGACTTTATGGTTATCGCGCCCGCGCCCGCTTTCTTTGCAATTTCAGCCTTAACCGCTGCGCTTAACATCAACAAAACACCCTGACCAGTATCGCCCGCGCTTTGTATTTCAAAATCAGCACCAAACACGGCGGTACTATCAACGTGCGTTAGCGCTCCATCAACATCAGCTAATACCATGCCGCCAAAGTACCCCGAAAAGTGCCACTTTCCAGACTCCCATTTATACCAAGACGGGTAATTGTTTTCGCCATTGCCAACCAGTGCCACCGTGTTTTTATCTTTCAGTGTCGCCCACATCAGATCGCGCTCTTTAATGTTGGTGAACACATGAATCCCGCCAAGCCCTAGCTTGTTGTCATGGCTTGGATACTCTCCCGCAACGCCAAGCGGCGCGCTTACAATCGTTTCTACTGTCATGCTATTTACTCCAAACTATGCCAATTTCTAGAGGGTGCTTAGTGAATTGGTAAGGTGATATGAACGCCGTGTATTGCTTGTTCGATATTGTTACGGCGTGACTTTCCCATTTGGCTGGTAACCCACCGTCAATGGTTATACCAGCAACATGCAGCGCCGCTTCTGGTGGCATCATGACAACAGCGTTATGTGGTTCATCACTTACCTTTGTTATGGTAATTGGCGAACCCGCCTTGTGCGTGCTTACGTGTACCGCATCTTGCCAGTTATCGGCATAACCACCCGTTAGCTCCACCGCTTCTGGGTTAAATGCGTCCGGCTTTGGTGCTGAGCCTCCACCCTCAAGCGCTGTTACTTTCTTTTCTAGCTCCGTGACTTTCTGCTCTAGCGTTGTTTCTTCTGAGCTTAACGTTGATATTGTGCGGGTCATTACCGCCTGTGATGCTGGGGCTTCTATCCAATCGGCAGCCCACCCACCAGCAAACTTGGGTTTATAAAAAATCGCACCCCCTGTTACATACTCAATTAGGCCGCCATTGTCCGAGCCGTCAAAATCTAAATCTATTCGCATTACACCAACATACTGATCGCTTGCTATTGTTGGCGCTCCTATGAATTTTTCTTGTACGTAATAATCACCCTCTGATTTTGTTGTTGGGTCATCGCTTGCGTCAATTGTTCCGGTTGCGCGCTTTGCTTCCGCCTCTCCGCGCGTGTACGCCCCCACATCGCCAGCCGTTAGCGTTACGTCACCTTTATGACCATTTACACTGGTAACGTCACCAGTTGCGCCCGCTTGCTCTTCTGGGCTAGGATAAGCCCCCTTAACTCGTTTACTTTCGAATCCACCACCAGCCATAAATCACCCCGTAGTATTTAATCAGATACCGCAATCACAATTCTAAAATGCGTTGCGCCTGTTATCCCTGCCATTGTCGCTTTAATGAATGCGACCGCGCCCAGTTGCCATGATGCGCGCTTGTAATTACCCGTTAGCGGATTGACTGCTGAATCATCCAGCGAACCATAATTAAAACCGTCCTCCGAGCCTGTGTAAGTTACCGTTCCCGCCGTTGGGTATACTGGTGTTTGCATTGCTTCATCACTGTAAAAAGTTTGTGAAACAATGCCGCGAGTTGCAAAGCTTGGTATTTGCGGGCTAATAAAATCCTTAGCAGCTACCGCACCCGAAAAAACAATAATATTTGAAGCCATAGCGTTTTCCTCTCGTTGTCAAGGTTACATTTTAACCTATAAACAAAAAACCCGCACTAAGGCGGGTTTTGTTTAATGGTCTTCTAATTTATGCGCACGTAGCTCTTTCAATTCCTGAGCCAGCGCTTTGTAATCATGCTCTGTTATTGGTGGCGGTGTTGTTGCTACAAACCAATTAACGATGAGCGCTGACATTACCGTAAACATAACGCCAAGCAATCCAACTTTTATTCTGTTTACGCTATCAACCGCTGGCTGGTTTTTGATTATGCTTTCGCTAAGTCTATTTATCACCGAGTCTTGCTTGTCTCTATGCCCCTCCCCTCTTTCTATTCGCTTATAGCTCTCTTTGTAATAGACGTTAGACTCACGAACCGCCGCCACCAGCTCGCTAATATCTTCCCTGATTTCTTGGTTTTGCTGTCGGTCTTCTTCCCTGTGGCGCTCCAGCACTGTTACACGCCGCTCTAAATCGATATCACCTGACATTTTACTATCCTGCTGTTTTCCCTTGGCAATTCTAACTCCTAACCGCTCCTTTTTCATGTTTAAATTGATCTCTTTAGGGCTTTTTGAGTGTTATTCATAAAGGAAATGCAGCTTTAGCTAGGGTCTCTTTGTTTTTACAATCCGGCGGCAATGAGTCTTTTTTCTAGTAGCTTAAGTTTAGATTCTAGATTGTTAATCTCCTCTTGCTGGTCTTGGGTGATAGCGCCAATTATGGGTATGAACTCCTGATAACCTATTGATTTAACATCTTCACCACCATTCACAGAGTGATCTTGATAGCCTGCAAAATCAACACTGTTCCTATCCATTGCATCTTTCACTTGCTGCGCTACAGCACCTGCATGATGTCGCTTACCTGATCGAGATCCGTCTCTTTCTGCTTTTACTATGCGAGTCTCAAACACTGGTGACGCATTTTCATCTATACCCACCTGGACAGTCTCATAATCTACATACGCGTCTCTATAATCAAATCTGTATGTTTGAAACTCAACATCAAATAAAAATTGCTTTAGTTCGCGACTTATGGGATTGAAGTCTGTTTTGTCTCTTTCATCAGAGCGATCTTGAACAGCGCCCCATGCGTACGTTGTTGTACTTGGTGCGCCCAGTTGGATTTGATCTACCCCTGTAACTTGAGCCTGTTGCCCAACAGTTGTAGACCTTGCGTATGAGTTACCAAAACCAGATAAGTAACCTAAACCTGTAAAGAAATCCCCCGTGTTATTCTTTGACGCTCCTCTACCTAAACCAGAGCTTCCGGTAGAGTCATCTTCCTCCCCTGCTTCACTGCCGAAGTACGAACCATTGGAACCAGTACGGCCTCCAGTAACGAAACAAGCGCGATACCCCCATGTGGCATTATTGTCGCCAGAACATGCATTTAATGACCTAGCACCTCCCCCTGTGTTTTTCTCGCCTGTGGCACCTGCAAGAACAAATGCACCGAACGCGTAGTTGTAGTTGCCCGTGTTTTCTTGCAACGCTCCATAGCCAAATCCTGAACAGTAGATACCTGTGTTATGAAGCAATACTTTAAAACCGAACCCATCACTGCCCACTCCCGTGTTCACAGAGCCACTATAGCTACCATAGAAATTTGACCAATTCCCTGTCTGTCTGCTGCCGGATTCTATCCCATACGTACAAGAAGATTTGGATGTGGACTTATATGACGCAGTGGTGCCAGTCGCACAAGAACCACCAGTTAGTGAGTCTACCTTTTTATCTGTAGTTCCTTCACCTGCTTGATATCCATTGTATACAGCCAAGGTGCTGGTAGAGTTAAATCCAGCTCTGTACCCAACCTTGGTGTTTTTATTTGCCGCATCCCTATCCGTGCTTGCGAATACACCGTTCTTAACAGTACCACCGTAACTAGCGGAGTAATCTACGGGCGATGCGGGCATTTCAGGCGCATCAAAATACAAGTAAGAGCCGTAATTTTCATCTGTAAGAATTAGATTTAAGTAGATCTTACCCGACTCAACCTGCGCGTCAGTTGCTGCGATGTATCCGCCAAATGTCTCACCGAACTTTTTGTAACCAACCACTTGAGATTTTATCGAATCATCAATCTCATGTCCCGTTTCCACGCCACCCTGCTCAAGCTTCACAGAACCAAGCGGCGTAACATTTGCCAATTCATCCTCAAGCGCATCAACACCAACCGTTACACGATACTCATCACCTACCAGCGCATAAGACACGCCGCGCGTGCGAGGCTTTCCGTCAAAGTCGGCGACTGACGCCGTGAATTCACCAATCTCCGTCAGCGCTCCAGAGTTCGCCACTGACATGTAAAAGTCTCCAGAATTAAAGTGCGGGCGCTTATTGACATAGGTCAACCCCTGAATCCCAGTTGCACCCGCGAAAACTCCAGAAAATATTTCCACACCCGCTGATACATCTTGCGGCATTGCATTCACTACCAGCTCCGATGGCACTATAAAGTTATGGTTAGCTAGCAAGTTAGTGCCGTACCCTTTTGCTTTTAACACAGCGTCAGCCGCTCTATCTGCGCTTTGCTGCGCATCGTTCTTGCTTGCTTCTGCGCTATCTTCACTTTGCTTTGCGCTTGCTGCGTCCTGCCTTGCGCTCTGCTCACTGTTTGCTGCTTCATTCGCTTTCAGCTCAGCCCTGTCTGCTTCCTCTGTGCATTTTCTTAGCGCTTCCAGAAACTCTGGAACCTTGTCCAATTCCACCAGCTCGAACCCGTTCTTATGCTCATTAACTCGCAGCACACCACCAGCAATAAGCGCTGGCAACTCACCATTAACCAAGCCAATATCCGGCGGTGAAAAATAAGGTGTCGATTGTAGATTTAGCGCTGCATCTTCAAGTAGACGCAATAAGTTATCGAACTCGTTGTCGATCTCTGCCTCTTCAAATCGCGCCGCTTGTGCAAAGTTAGTTACACGGCGCGCCAATGTATCAGACAAGATCAGCAATACGTCAGACGCTGCGTGAGCTGCTTTTAAGGTAATCTGGCCGTCACCCTTTCTTAGTTTTTCTACAGTTCCAACAACATCATAATCCAAGTCTTTGTCTAACTTGGTTCGGTTGATATAAACGTCGAATCCCTCAGCGTCTGTCACCCCAAAGCCAATATCATGAGTTAGCTTGATTCCGTCTAATGTGTATCGTATAAGTCGTGCTGACATTATTTAATCCCCGCCATTTCGTTAACACCTTGCTCTGCTTCATTCAGAACGGTGCGCAAGTAAAAAAGATTCTGTGCTGGTATAAGCTTTCGCACCGAGCGCGTGTGATTAGCTTTCCACTCTTCGCCCATAATACCGTTAACAATATTTATCATGTTCTCGCCCGTACTAACAGACGCACCAAGCAATGCGCCAACATTACCGCGTGATTGGTATCGTGTTGTTTGCCCCTCAACTCCAAGTAATGTTCCCATACCAAAGCGACCGCCAGACCATTTATCTGCCAGCGCCATTGGTTCAGCAATCCAACCCATAACGCCGCTATAATCCAAACCCTCTTTCACTTGGTTATTCCAACTATAATCCGGCTCTTTACCTCTTAGTATCTCTTTGATGTTTGAAGTTAGCGAACCAAGGCCAACCGCCAGCACAACACCGGAATAAAAATTGGCGTCATTCTGCTGCATGTTACCCGCCATTTTTGAGCTGGTCGCCAAGAAAAAGCTTTTAAATTGGGTTATATGCTTTTGCGCTTCGTTGCCATCAAACCATGCTGGCTTATCACCTACGGACGGCGTGACGATCACGTTTTCAACATCGCCCAGCACAGCATTTTGGTAGCGCTGTTTAAGCGTTGAGCCATCAGCAAACATTTCATTATCCCACACATCAGAGCGCGCCAAGAATAAACCACCGTCTTTCTCGCCATGCTTACTGTACTGCTCCGCAATTAGCCCCAGCGTTTCCTCATCAAGCCCTGTGCGCGTCATTGCTTGGATTGTCTTCTTGTCTAGCTTCTCGCCCTTAGCGACCTTTTGAGCCGCTTTCATGATGCGCGACTGAATAACCAAACCGCCCCACATTTTCATAACATCATTCCATTGATTCATGAGCGTAAAGTTACCAAACATATTGGAACCCTTTTCCATTCCGCGTTCGAACTTGGTTAGCTGCATATTGTCCGCTGTGATATCAGCAAAGGCTTGCGCTCTTGTTGATAGCACGTAATCAATAGCCACCCCCATTTCTTGCAGCTCTGCTTTTGCTGCTAACCCTTTCGCGTCCTTGCGCAATGCCGCTGTAGATACTCGCGCAAACTTGGCCATGCCGCTGGCGCTATTTCTTAAACCATGCTGCATAACTGCGCGTGACATATCAGGAATTGCACTTATCGCCATTCCACCAAGCATTGATAGAAAGTTAATCTGGCGTACCGCTCGACTTGCTCTAAATGCAAATGTTGTTGGATCTTTAGGTTGGCCATACGTACCAAGTAATCTGTCACGCATAAGCTCAAGGTTTGCAACATCCTTTTTACGCGCCTTTTCTAGCTTGTCCGCCTCTTCCGCCGTTGCGGTTAGCTTCAGCTCTCCATACTCTCGGTTGATATCATCAATGGGTACTTTCATATCCTTTGAACCAAAAGCCTTTGTGATTTCGATATCTGGCGCAATCTGCCTGATATAGCGATTCATTACAAAAGTAATGTCATTCTCCAGAAAGTCTTCGATGTCTGCGTCTGGTATGTTTAGCGTTCGCTCTTTCAATACGCCCGCCTTGCTGACCAATCCCTCTGGCATTATGTTGTACTCATCAACAACACCATTAGGCGCGCCCAGTATTTTGTCTGTCACGGCGTTTGCTATTTCGTTCAACTCCATCTCTCCCAATCTGTCGCCTAACAGGTCGCCGTGATTCATTGCCAGTTCGTCATCAGTGACACCAGTAGCACGCAGTATATCCAACTCCTCTTGCTGGTGTATCCACTGCACTCGGTCTTGTTCTTGAAAGTGATTCTTTAATATCTTCACAAAGTCGCCGCGTTCCTTGGTTATCTTCCCAAAGTTATAAGCACGATTTACGTAGCTTTTCGCCGTCTTAACCTTTAGCGCTTCCTCAGATAACAAGCCAAGCTCAACCGATACGCGCGCGGTTTCGTCATAGATAGGGCGCAACTGTTTAGCTAGCGCTTGCGCTTCTGGTATAAATGACTCGTCACCGTCTCGCATGGCCTTG